ATAACTTGCCCACAAGATCTAAAAGATGAAGTGTTTATTTATTTAAAAGCAAAGCTATTAGAAACTTCTTTTGAGGGCGTTCATATTGAATAAGATTAACATTCTTATCGCTTATCCTTATTTCAGCAAGGCAGTAATAAAGAAGCTGAGAGAAATGGAAAGGTGTGAGTATAGATTAATCGTTGATTCAGGCGCGTTTACGGCGTGGAACATTGGTAAAAAAATAGAGCTAGATGATTACTGTAAGTTCTTGGACAGCATAAGTGAATTTGCACCATATCGTGCTGTTCAGTTAGATGTTCTTGGTGACCCTGAAAAGTCATGGGTTAACTATAAAATAATGAAAGAGCGTGGACAAGATCAGGGAACCAGAACAAGTGCGTTAAGTGGTTGTTTCCTAGAGGATATTAGTTGTAGAAATGAATTACTCGGTGCAATAGGTAGCATCTAACCGGAGAATATTAGTGAGCGCGTCAAAATATAAGCCAGAATACTGTAAAATGCTAATCAGTCACATGAGCAAAGGGTTGAGTTATAACACTTTTGGAGCTTCGATTGATGTTGGTAAAAGCACTTGCTATGACTGGGAAGACCAGCATCCTGAATGGAAAGAGTGTAAAGAAATAGCTATAGGCAAAGCACAGTTATTCATGGAAAAGAGGTTGTCAGCTAAGATATCTGGAGTAGCAATTGATGGGTTAAATGTTAAAGACATAGATAATTCATGCTTAATATTTGCACTTAAGACAAGGTTTCATAAGGATTATTCAGAGAAAAACAAAGTAGAAGTAGATGGTCAAATTGCTATTAACATAGACGAAGATGACGCAGCCGTTTAAGAAAACTTTAAAGCAAGCAGAAGCCACAAGGATGTGCGCAGACCCAGACTTATTGCACTTTATGGCAATTGGTGGTTCGCGTTCAGGTAAAACCTTTGACCATGTTAGACGTATTTTTATAAGAGCAGCAAAGTGTCACTCGAGACATCTAATAGTAAGAGAGAAATTTAATCACGTTAAGACTTCTGTATGGTTAGAGACTATTCCTAAAGTTTTAAGCATGTGTTTTCCTGACTTAAGAGCAACTCCCAATAAGACAGATTACTATTACACGCTAGCAAACGGCTCTGAGGTATGGGTTGCTGGGCTAGATGACAAAGAGAGGACAGAGAAAATACTAGGTAAAGAGTATTCAACTATATATTTCAACGAGTGTTCACAAATTAAATTAGCTTCAAGAAATATGGCCCTAACAAGATTAGCTGAAAAAAGCGATCTTAAGAACATGGCTTACTATGACTGCAATCCTCCAAGTAAGCGCCATTGGACTTATTGGTTTTGGTATAAGTATTTTGATCCTGAAGCAGAAGTAGCAGTTGATTCAACGCAATACCAATCAATATTAATGAATCCGGGCGACAATATGGAAAATATTGACCCTGAATACATAGAGAAAGTGCTTAAGAAAATGCCCGAGAAGGAGCGCATGAGGTTCCTTGAGGGATTGCATACTGACTCTGATGATGGGTTGGCTTACTATGAATTTGATAGAGAGAGACACGTTAGCGAAATAGACACAGAGGTATTAGAAAATCTAGCAGGCACAAAGTACCACATCGGAATGGACTTTAATGTTGACCCAATGACAGCCACTGTCGGGTATTACTCTAAAGGCACATTCTTTGTTATTGATGAAGTGTTTCAAAACAATAGTGATACGCCTAGGATGTGTGATGAGCTTATTAGACGTGGCTATGCTGGCGCTGAGTTGTTTCCAGACAGTACAGGTAAGCGTAGACAAACAGGTGGTAAGACAGACTTTCAGGAGTTAAGAGACAGGGGGTTTAGCTTGCAAGGTACAACCAATCCGTATCAAGTTGACAGAGTTAACAATTTAAACAGATTATTAAAGAACAATAAGATAATAATAGCTCCTGGATGTAAAAAACTAATAAAAGATCTGGAAATGGTGTCTTGGAAAAACAACGAATTAGATAAGAAAGACGACCCTATGCTAACGCACATTTCCGACGCGTTCGGTTACTGGACATGGGCAAAAGATAACGTAATATTTGGAAGTAGAAGATCTAAAACTGTACAACTATAGGAGAAAATTATGGAACACGAAAACACACAAGAGTCACCAGAATATGTATTAGAGCCAGTGACAGAAGTGAAAGGCGAAGATTTAAATGAACAAGAAGTGCTTTTGCTTAAAAAGCTCTCGGAACAACATAAAGATTTACTGAGAGACAAGGCACAAGAGCCTATTTCATTTAAGGATTATATCGGAACCAAGGTGGCAACTTACAAGCGTCTACAGGAAAAACAAGTCAGTAGAATTAAGAGCGAGATACCTAAAGAAACTCCCGAAGCCCAGCGAGCCATTATTATGGCAACTGCTTATGTTTACGCCGAAGATATTGGTAGGTTAGAAAACGTTCTTAACAGTTTATAGGAAGTAAAACATGAGCCTAAGCGCCCAACGATTTGAGATACTAGATTACATAAAAGACAACCTGGATTATTTAGAGCATAACAAAGTGCTGCTAGACATTCATCAGGGTAATTTGAAACCATATGTACAAGCTGATCTAAAGGCCTGTCTTAGTGAGGACTACTATTCTAAGATACAAGAAAGGCTAATCGTTGTTAATGTGCTTAAGAGGTATATTGATAAGGTGTCTAAGGTTTATGCGCTTACTCCGGTAAGAACAACCGAAAAAGAGTCAGACCAAAAGCTGCTAGAAGAATACGAAGAAGCATTTGAAATGAACGTTTCAATGAATGATGCTGACGAATACTCTAATCTATTTAAAGGCTATTTATTAGACCCGTATCTAAACAAAGTCGGTGAGCCGAAGTTAAGAGTTTCGCCGTTTGATAGATTCTTGGTGTATTCAACTAATAGTGAAAACCCTTTAGAAGTAGACATTCTTATTAAGTTTATGGGCGAGAAGCCAATAGACGTGCCTGATAACAGGACTAAAGAAGGTTACCGTGTAGAGATGCGTGATGTTTATTATCTGTACAGTGATGGAGAGTTTTTAGCAATTGATAATCAGGGGGATGTTTACGCACCAGCGATGGAAGGTAATGACGGTGAAAATCCTTTTGGCATTATTCCTAATTATTATGGCTTTAGATCTCGTATAGATTTACTACCTAGACAAGACACTGATTTATTAAACATAACTAAAATTATACCGGTATTGTTGTCTGATTTATCAGGCGCGGTGCTTTTTCAATGCTTCTCTATTATGTATGGAGTAGACGTTGACAGTGAAGATATGGTTATGAGTCCTAACGCTTTCTGGTCATTTAAGTCTGACCCTATGAGCGAAAAGACACCACAGGTAGGAGTGGTTAAACCTCAAGCAGACATAGACAAAGTTTTAAATTTTATAATGCAAGTTTTTACCTTTTGGCTTGAAACGAAGGGTATAAAAGTGGGGGCCTTGGGCTCTATAGATGGGTCTAACACTTCCAGCGGTATTGCTAAAATATTGGATGAGATGGACACTACTGAGCTTAAGAAACTCTCCATTAAAGCGTTTAAGAAAGACGAACAAAACTTCTGGAAAGTAATGAAAGATGTCCATAATACATGGGTAGACCAAGGTAAAGTTAAGGGCAAGGGCAGGTTTTCAGAGGACTTTGCAGTTGTTGTTGAATTTGATGAGCCTCAAGTGGTTATTGACAGAGAGAAAGAAGTTCGTACAATCAAGCTAGAAGTTGACGCGGGGTTCCTGTATCCAGAAAAAGCTATTAAAAAGCTTTACCCTGATGCTGATGAAACTGAGCTTAAAAAGCACATAGATTATTTTAACGACACTCCCAAGGAAGGCGATGGCGAAGCACCAGAAGACGACAATCAAGATTCCAAAGGGGTACAACCCAACGGAAAGAAAGGTGATAGCAAAGCAGATTCTTGATTTCATTAGAGTTAGAACAGATAAAGGCAAGGATAAAGATAATAAAGACTTTGTTGGTTATTCTGATGCCTATAAACGTTCAAGAGATTTTAAAACAGCGCACAAGACAAGCAGAGTAAATCTAAAATCAACTAAAGAAATGATGGCTGAGCTTGATCTGTTAAGACAAGTTAGCGGCTCTATTACTATAGGTTACGATAAAGAAGACATTGATCTAAATGGTAAGGTAGAAGGCAATCGCTTAGGCACGTATGGCAATAAGAAGCCAGTAGTCAAAGGCCGTGATTTCTTAGGTATAACAGATAAAGATTTAAAGAAAGTTCTTAAGATGTTTCCGTTGAACAATGACAAGAAACGCGAGAAAAACGTATTTGAGCTGGTTAAAGCAGCGGCTGCCGCAGGTGAAATTATAGGTGGTGCGGCAACAGGTACAGTAGTGAGGAATCAAGGATAATGGCACGTAAAGACCCGAACGCTATTCAGTTCGATGTACCTAAAAAGCTTATTAGTGAGCTGGTAGAAACATATACATCTAACGATAGAAAGATGAAGACCTTAGCTTGGGACATGCTCGATCAGATAAGAACGCGAACAAGGCTAGGTTTTGGGGTTACCAGAACAGGTAAAAAAGTAAGGCTGAAGCGTTTATCTAATAGTTATAAAGACCAGCGAAAAGGTAAAGTGCGTTTCTTTACTAGTAAAAGTGGACATGTTTACCCCATCAAAGCGAACAGGGCAGTATTGTCAAATAAAGAGCTAGATTCTCTTAGAGCGTCTGTAGGTGCAAGAGCTAGCAGTAAGGCTAATCGAAAGATAAATGCGTCGATAACGAAAAACCTGTTAAAACCTACTCATTTAAACAAAGAGCATACTACCCCAAGCAAATCAAATCTTACGTCCACGGGCTCGATGCTTAACTCATTGACAAGGCGAGTGATTAACAAGAGAATCTTTATAACGCTAAAGAACAATAGAAGCACTGATATGTATGGCAAGCCTTCTAAGATGACAGCTAATAAGAAAGCTAAGTTGCAAGCTAAGGCCGGTAGGCGATTTCTCGATTTAGCTAAGTTCGAACAAAAGCTATTTAGAGATAGAATTACGAAAGACTTATTTAAACTAAGTAATAGAATATTAGGTAAATTGAATAAATTAAACAAGCTTAACGGAGGCTGAAACATGGCAGAGGTTAGTGACCAAACCCAAGAAAATGAGATCATTAGTGATGAGATCAATGAGACGAAAGAGGACGTAGTAAAGCATGAGACTTTTCAAAGGGTGCTTAGACAAAAAAAAGCATCAGATGACAAGGCTAGCTTACTAGAAAAACAGTTGAACGAAATTAAAATGCGAGACGAGGAAAGAGAAGCGGACAAGCTAAAAGCTGACCAGAAATTCGAGGAATACTCCAAAGAATTAGAAGGTAAGTTGGCGAAAGAGAAAGAGGAAAAGGAAACTTTTCAGAAGGGATTACTTGACACTCATAAGCTCCAAGCTGTTTTAAACAAGCTGCCCGGTAAACCACTTCATCAAGCGTATTTAGATTTCATAGACCTTGACAGGATTGAAGTTGATCCAGAAACAGGAATCAATGCAGATAGTGTCGAGAGTGTTGTTAATCAGTTTCTTACTGACCACAGCGTATTGTTAGAACGTCCAGGAGTAACTCTCCCAAGTGATGCCCCCGGAAGTACGGGTAAATTAACTAAAGAGCAGTGGTCGAAGCTACCAATAGCCGAAAAAAGAAATCGGTTAAAGGAAGTTGTAGATCTGTAATTGCTCAATAAACGGAGTTTTAAATGGCAAAGACAAATTTAACGGACGTAAATGGTCAGATCAAAGAGTTCTGGGCACCAATGTTCATGGACGAATTAAAAGAAAAAACACTATTACCTTCACTGGTAAATAAAGACTACATCGGAAGCATTGAGAAGGGCGGAGATACTGTTTATGTATCACAGATCAATAGACCAGCAGGCGAGACTCGTACTGTAGGCGTTGATGCTGACACTTTTAACAGTGAAAAGCTTTCTACCCAAAGGGTTTCTATTCAAGCTAACAAGAGGTTTCAGGCTTCTTTCGAGTTTGATGATCTTGTAGAGCTTCAGTCTCAAATTGGAGACCAAAATTCTAAAATTAGAAGAGTACTATTAGAATCAGTAGAAATTCAATTGAATAACTACCTCTATTCTCTTATTGCTCCAAGTGCATCGTCTCCATCACATGTATTAACTAGTGTTACGAATTACAATGCTGCTCAGTTAAGTGCTGTTAGAACGCTTGCTGCTCAGTCTAAATGGCGTAAAGATGGTTGGTACAACCTTTTAGATCCTGTTTATTACTCAGACCTTATGAACGCAACCACTATGGTTTCTTCTGATTATGGAGCATCTGATGCGCCTCTAATCGGTGGGCAAGTTGCACTTAAAAGATTTGGTTTTAATGTTCTTGAAGATGACAGTGCAGGACTTCTTACGCTTTCAGGATCAAGTGCTGATGCAGGTATCGCATTTCACCCAGATTTTATGCACCTAGTAATGCAAAAACAACCAACTTACAAGGTTGCTGAGCTTACTTCTAATCACCAGCACGGTTTTGTAATCGTCGTTGATGCTATAGGCGGGGCTTCTCTAGGCAATGACGGTAATAATAAGCACATAAGTATCATTAACTCATAATGCTAAATGGCGCGAATGGTTATAAGAATTTGCAAGTCTTGGAGGCGTCTAGCGCCTCTGAGCTTGTAGATAAACTAAAGGCAATTCGCGTACCAATTAGAGTTGTAGGTTTTGATAATGATGGTGTGAAGTTTTACGCTTACATAAATTCAGAAAGAAGATTTAATTTAAAAGGAGAATAGAATGGCAGCTTTAGGTAATCATAAAATTGTAGGGGCGGGATTTTCAAATGACGCTCAGATAGTAAGAGTAATTTATGACTTCGCAGTAGATGGCGGAGCAGTTGGTGATTTTGATGTATTTACAGCATCAAGCTCAGTGCTAGTTGAGCTAGTAAGTATTGATTGTAAAACAGCAATCACAGCGACGGCAACGGCTAACCTTGATCTAGGTAAAGGTGCTGGTGGTGTTGAATTTCTAAGTGATTTTGATGTCGGTGGCGGTATTTCAGTAGACGTTCAAACGCCAGGAGCAACGGCAGGTAAAATTGTTGAGCTAGCATCAGGCGAAAAAATTGTAATGGGTCTAGAAACCGAAGCAATTACTGCTGGTAAGTTAGAGTACATTTTTAAAGTCTATAGCAGATAATTAACAGGCCCTCTCCGGAGGGCTTCTTAAAGGTTTTAAA